TGCCGGTCAGCTCGGTCTTCGGTGTCTCGGCGGCGGCGGCTTGCCACTGTTTCTCGGCGCCGACCGAGGAAAGCCAGCCAGGTGCCGCACCTTCGATAAGCGCCTTCAGCTGCGACGCCTGGTCGCGATAATAGCCCGCTCCAAAGGGAGAGGCCCCGAGCTCCGGCACCAAGCGGTTCGGATCGGCGCCGAATATGTTTTCCTGAGTCCAGATCGCTGCCTGACGATACCAGGGCAGAGACGCGAGAATCTCGCGATTGACCGGCTTGCCTGATTGATTCTGCGCTTCTTGTCCGCGCAACCAATCAATCGTTCCAAAACCACCAACGGTCAGAGGAAGCGCCGGCGAGCCGAGCATCCGCAGCGGCATCCGCGCCAGCCAGGAAGCCGTACTTCCGCTGAGCATCTTGAACGCATAGGCCATGCCGACCATGCTCTCGTAGGTGGCGAGCACGCCACCACCGATTGCCGCTGCCAGTCCGGCCGAAGCGGCTTTCTGCACCGCCGGGTGCTCATGCGCGGCCTGGTTCAGATAGGCGATGCTGTCCGCGATCCTTTTAAGCGAGCTCGCCGTCGGAAGTGCCATTGGGCCGGCGGCAACCTGCATGAAATTCTTCAGCTGCTCGGTCACGGCGCCGAAGGCTATGAGCACGTCTTTGTTCATGAACGTGTCGGCGGCCTCGTTGCCCTGGGCGCCGATTTGCATGCCCCAATCCTTAATCATGCGGGATTGTTGCGTGGCAAGGATGCCAACTAATTGTTGCCCGGTCGCGTCGCGGAAGACGGTAGCAATCTCGGCAAGAATTTTGGTCTTGTCGGTGATGCCGCGTTTTCTCAGTGCCGGCAGGAAAATCTCGTTCACCCAGCGGTAGGGGTCTGCGGCGGCAAGTTCCCAGCCGGTGACCGCGCCCGGCTTGACCGACGTCACGATGCCGGCTTTGGAGATCTTGACCTTTGACTTGTCACCGATCAGACCAAGATCGAGCAGTTCGTTTGCCGCCTTGGCCTGCATCCTTCCGCCAACGATTGTTTGATAAAAATTACTCAGCGCCTTGCCGGCGCTGGTGCCTCCCATTTCCTGGGCGAAGGTCGGTGCCGACATCAGCATGAACTGATCGGACAATGCCTGGGTGGCACCGCGACCATATTTGAACATCTCGTAATAATCAGTGGGCCGCAGCGTATCGCCGAAGACGTTAATCGCCTTCGCCATGGTGTCCATGTAGTGGGTGAACTTCGGCAGGTTCTGCGTAACGCCCCTGATTTCCATGCCCTTGATGAGCTTGTCGAAGTCGGCTTCCAGCTCTTCGCTGCGCTCGGGATGTGCGCCCATGGCGACAACGCGCATTTTCGCCAGCGGCTCGATGACCTTTTTCGCCTCCTCGAACGAGCCGACGATCGAGCGCGCGTTGCGCAGCATGTGCAGCACCGTGGTCTGCGACAGTGCCGGCACTTTGGCCGAGATATCGGCGGCCGCCTTTTCGGCCTCGCCGATTTCCTCCGGCCTCATGCCGGCGGCTTCCATGCGCACGCGCTCGTGCTGGCCCGCTATTGCCGCGTGCGCGGCTTTTTCTGCCAGCGCGCGGGTGACATGCGCGGCCTCATAAGCCGTGGCGCCGGCCATTCCACCGGCGACCAGCGGGCCCAGCGTCCGGCCGATGACCTGCGAGAGCCGTTCGATGCGCTGCAACTTGCCGTGCAGCATGTCGAGCTTGCTACCAGCGTGGTCGATCGCCGAGCCGACGTTGAGAAAATTGCGGCCGACGCCGTCCATGCGTTTGCCGGCGGCCGCGAGCTTGTCGAATTTGCCGCCGACGGCGTCGAACATCGCGCCGGTCTTGTCGCGGCCGCTGATGACCAGCTGCGACTCGAGGACTTTCGGCGCCATTATCTTTTCCGCCTATGCCAGGCCGCCGCGCGGGCGTGCCAGCGCTGGAGCTGTCCGATCGGCAGCGCGCTTATGGCGCTGCAGTCTTGCCCGGCGCCGAAGGCGAGCTCGTCGGCGAGGTCCCCGAGGCCTCGCCCGCCTCGTCGCCGTCCCGGAAAAAACTTTTCACCGCCTGGCGGACCTTCTTTGCCAGCTCCATGCCGCCGTCCTGAATGATGAGCGCGTCGGGCTCGACCAGCAGGACTTCGCAATATTTGGTGATGACGGCCTGGTCTTCGATGATGAAGGGGATTTGCGAGCCCGGAGAGACGCCGACCAGGAACGGGTCACCGATCTCCATATATTCGGCATAGGTCGGCTCGCGCAGGACCACTTTCGTGACCACGCCATGACCGACGATCGGCTTGTCGAGCTTGATGATTTTGGTCCGGCCGGCTGGCTTGTTCTCGGTCATTGTCTCCTCGTGCGCGCTCGCGCGATTGCAGAGAGCCAGCGCGCGCTATTGCGTCGAATAAGTGCCGCCCTCGATCTTCAGCCCGTCGATCTCGCCGGTGGATAAGTTGTGCTTGGGCGTGCCGGTGAGCCGCGTATTGGTGAACAGGTGGGTGACGTTGTTGTCGATCTCGCGGATCGTGCAGTTGCCGATCTGCAGCAGCAGCCCCTTCCAATTGATATTGGCCGATATCCGGAGCTTGAACTCGGCACCCGGCTGTTTCGGCTTGAGCATATAGGCGGGACTGCCGTCCTGATTGGTCTTGACTTCGGCCGTATAGATTGCGGGATCGAGCATCACATCGGCGTCGGCGATCGGCGTCGACCAGCCGTTGAAGGTGAAGGTGACGCGGCCGCCGAATTGGTTCGGAACAGCAGTCATGGAGCTTTCTCCAATTCGCCCGCGCGCGAGCGGGTTGCGATAGCGCGTTCACGCGCGTGAACGCGCGGCTGCCGGCGCGAGTGCGCGGGCGTACTAAAAAGCTTTACGGATTTGCCAAGGCCGCCAGCGGCGCGCCGGACGGCGAATAGTATTGCAGGAACGCCGTCACATTGGCGGCAAAGATGCGCAGCCCAGCGACGAATTCGAGTGGCAGGTAGGAATCGCAGCGGCTCGGGTTGGTGGCGTTCTGCTGCACGACCAGGAACGTGGCGAAGCTCGCGGCATCCTGAGTGACGCCGAGCGCCACCAAGTCGGTATAGGCGTGAACTTCGACGGCCGCGACGTCGGCGGGCGTGACGATGGTCGCGACGTTGAAGGGATTTTCCGCCGCAAACGCCTTGCGGCCGAGCTGGGTCTGCACCTCGCTGCGCAGATAGCGCAGCGCGAACATGCCCTGTGCCATGGTCTCGGTGTCCATGAACGTCTGATCGGGCGCGTTGGCCGAATTGGTCTTGTAGGTGGTGACCATGCGGTTGATCACCACTTCACCGGACGAATTCACCGTGAAGCCGGCGATGCCGTAGCTATAGAGCGCCTGCAGGTCGGAATTCTGCCACCACTTGGTGCGATCGAATGGCGGCAGCACGCCTTGCAGCACGATGCCCTGCATCGGCACCGAGCATTGCGGCGCGGTGCCGAGGTTCTGCACCTCGGCGCCGCCGAGCGCGGCGGCCCATTCCCAGGGCGGGGTGCGGAACACCTGCGCGCCCATGATGGTTTCGTGCTGGTTGTTACGTCCGGAGCCGAGCGTAGTCTGGGTCGAGAGCGTGCCGGCCGCGACCGTGGTGTGATGGCCGTAGAGCTGCTGGAACGATGACCAGCGGCCGGATTGGTCGCTGAGGAATTCCTGGATGGCAGTGAGCGAGGTCGAGTCCGAATAGGGCGACGCGATCCAGTCAAACGGCATCGAGCCGCAATTGGCCAGCGGCGTGGTGAGCGTGGGAATGCCGGAGCCGCCGGACATCGGCGTGATGGTGGCGTTGGCCGATTGCAGCACATTTGGCTGATTGGTGACCAGCGCGACGCTGATATTGTTGCCGAGCGCGCCGATGTGGCGCGCGGTCAAATCCATTTTATTTGTCGTCGTGCCGTCGACGGTGGCGACAACCGGCAGATTAAGCGCATTGACCGCGGCGACCGCATTGGTCGCGATGGTGGGTGCGGTATCTGAGGCGTTCACCTGCCAAGTGACGAGCCGCCCCATCACCTCGATCAGCGCGGCGCCGGCGACGCCAGGCGCGGTGAAAAGAATGC